CAATTCCATATCATCTGGGATTTTCTAGATGAGAAGGCCAGGGAGGTTCAAACCATAGATGCAACAGATTGATTTTTTGTGAAGTAGAGGAAGCAGAAAATGAAATATAAAGTAATCGTCTATTATGACGACATGGAAGACAGTGAGCATGTTTTCCATACAAAGAATGAAGCAATCAACGAAATGCACAGATTGAAATTGAAATATCGCAATGCTAAGAAATATAAGGTAGAAGTGGTGGAATGTGATGGATAGAAATGAAGCAATAAGCCGAGAAGAAGCGGTACGGACAATATCAAGGATATCTGGTGGATCCGTATCTTACGCAGAAGACCTTTACGATTCGTTCTTCCCTAAACCAGTGGTGTCGCAATGTGTGGCGGATTGGTATGAGGAACATAAGAATGACTTAAATGATGATATTTGGGCATATCTTACAAGCTGGGCTGATACGAAATGGGACGAGTTCAAATACTGGATGTACCATACTGGCAGGAACAAAGCCATCACTACCCTCGCAAACATGCACCAGTTCGGCTACGAGGTCGAGAAAGAGCCTAAATACGAGGTTAGAATCAAGGGGATTGACTATAAATATTGTGTATTAAAAAATGGCGATTATTGGTATTTTGGTGAAGATTGGGTGGATAAGAAGATTAAAACGCAATCGTTTACCCGCAAAGAGCTAGAAGAAGCTGGTTTTGGCTGGGTGTTTGATTGCCCAGGCGTTGAAGTGAAAGAGGTGGAGTGATGAAGATTAAAAATTATAAATACACCACTAACGAAATTAGCTACACTGCATGTTATGAGGTCTTAGAAACAAAAATCATTCACGAACGCACAGAGTTTGGTGTTAGCACCACGGATATTGAAGACTTTCTAGAAAAAGTGTCTATATACAGTCCCGAAGATGCAGACGCAATCGAATGTTTCGTAGATTTTCAAAACAACTTATTACTCGAAGATGTCGAGTTTGAAATCGAGAGTGCGGAGGTGGACGATGAATAATCTAATCAATAAAATCAACCATTGGGCAGACGAACGCAACTTAAAGCAGGCTGACCCTAAAATACAGTGGATGCGTGTGACTGAGGAAGTTGGAGAGATTCGAGACGTACTCTTGAAACCGACGAAATTCACGGAACCACAAGCAGCGTTGAAAGATGCAATCGGTGACACGCTAGTAACGATTATCGTACTAGCACATCAGTTAGACCTTGATGTAACTGAGTGTCTCGGTATTGCTTACGAGGAAATTAAGAATAGAAATGGGAAAATGATTAATGGCACATTCGTCAAGGAGGAAGATCTTTGAAAATGATTGTCTGGGCGTTATTTGACAGTGGGAACGGATCATATACCAAGGGTGTTAAGAAGCTGGACAAAGATATTGAAATCTATCCAATAGGTATTGATATTGAAAATAAAAACCATCATTTTATCAATCTGAATTTAGCTGATTATAGCCGTTTGTTTGGAGATAACACCCTATTCGACACATTGGATAAATTGCCTAAGCCTGACTTGATTATTGCTAGCCCACCGTGTGAAAGTTGGTCTAACGCTAGTGCTATGGATAGAGGAAATGCTTGTTGGAAACAAGAGCGAGGCGACTCTTTATTTCAACCACAAGAACCCTTGTCGACATTTACCGTTCGTGATCATAAGGATTATGACAGATATCAATATTATCCAAATAAACAGCTTATGAAACGCATTAACGGGGAATTGTGTGTATTTAACACCGTTGAAATCATTAAACGATATAAACCAAAATATTGGATCATAGAGAACCCAGCTCATGGCAGAATTTGGCAATACATCGAGAGAGTGCTGGGGTTCGAAATCCCGTTTGAAAATCATACAAGATACAACAATTATGACGACTATCCGATTTCTAAACCAACTCGATTTTCTGGAAACATTGAGTTGAAACTAAAAAATGAAAAGAAATCAAATGACATCAAATTTCAAGAATGGACAAAATCATACAATGAGAGGTCGAACATCCCGCAAAGTTTGGTTTGTGAGATTTTCGAAAAAGTATATAAGGAGTTTATGAGTGAAACATAAAGATTTAACGATAGCCACAATCATACTACTAGTATCACTAGCTATCAACATGCTGTCAGTCTACTACGTTCTGACAGTCCCACGTAGGGTAGAGACAGTGACTATCCATCGTGTAGATAACGTGGGCGCAGAGATGCACGGCAAGGTGACTGGAAAATCAATGGTCGGTAAACTATACACTATTGATTGCGGGGCTTACGGCAAGTTTCTTGTCAGCAAGGAGCAATACAACAGTGTGAACGTTGGGGATGATATCCCTAGCTACTTAAGGGGGCGAGGACAATGATACTAATCAAGAGGTTAGGAAGAATGAGAATCAACAACAGAAAAAGGTTAGAGTATTGTTCATTATTCAAATGTCCTAAATGTGGATCTCTTGTTATTAGACCAACAGGGGAAGGTAACAGATTAACTGCGTGCAGTCAATCTTGCTCACAGTTAGGTGTTAGGAGAAGGTCTTATAAAAAGAGCGTCATTATTAGTGGATATGAATACATTTACATGCCTGAACACCCCAATGCCATGAAATCAGGGTATGTTGGAAAACATAGATTAGTATTGGAGAATAAATTAGGAAGGTTTTTGAAAAATAATGAAGTTGCACATCATGTAAATGAAAATAAACTAGATAATAGTCCCGAAAATATTGAATTGATGTCATTTTCGGAACACTCAAGACTTCATGCCAAAGAAAAATGGGAGGAGCGTGGTGGTTTTGTTAAGATTTAGAGCGTGGCTTAAAGAAGATAAAGAAATGGTAGATGTGGAAGAAATCAATTTCTATAACGGTGAGTTTGATTTCATCGGAGACGCTACCACTTGGATGTGCAAGAGCAACGATTGTGTTTTAATGCAATCAACTGGGCTCACTGATAAGAATGACAAGGAAATCTTTGAGGGGGATATTCTTAAAGTGACCAACCTATCAAGCTGGTTGGAAGTTGTATCTTTTAACGAAGATAAAGCGATGTTTGTTTCTAAGGAAGTTAAAAGAAAGGTTGAAGAAACTCCCTTATATGATTTGTTTAACACGGATATCTTCGAAGTTGAAATCATCGGCAACATCTACGAGAATCCAGAACTGGCAGAGGTGGAACAATGAACAAACGACAACGAAAAAAAACAATATACCAGAGCGTTTTCGAAGGCTTACGACGAAAGCATGAAATATGTTGGGATGGAGGGAGATTTTTCTATTTCTACGGTCACAGATAGAAGAGGAACAACAAGGATATTTACGTCACTTAACAAAGATGTGAGCGTTGAATTTAGCTTATACGATTTTCCGCAACTTACGATTGAAGCCTTGCTACTGCATCGAAAAGTTATAAAGAGGTAGGCTCATGAGCAAAACCTACAAATATGCTGGACTGACCAAGGAGCTACATCAACGGTTGATCAATGAACATGCAGCACTTAAAGAGGCACATCCGAAAGATTACAAGCAACATTTCCAAAAAGTGAGACAGTGCAGCGAGAAACAAGCGATTATCATTTTGCAAGCACTCAATAATGCGGTCGTGGAGCGTCAGAGGATCTCACCTCAAACAGTCGATAGACTGAAAGGCATCATTTCTGATGAGCTATATCATGACCTTAAAGCATATCTATCCAAGAATTACACAAGAGGTAAAACCACGCGCCCAGTGTTGAATAAAACCAACGCAGGACTTCCAGAGGACTTGTTTAAGCGATTCCGTGAGGACGTGGAAGGTCTACGCAAGGAACACCCTAGCGACCTAAATTTATACATTAGGAGCGTCAAGGACTGCGATAAGAAGAAAGCTAACAAAACCCAAAACGCCCTCAATCAGTGCTATTTGGAGAAAGCCACCCTAACACCTTTGAAGGCAATCCAAATGGAAGGGTTACTTTCCAGAGAGTTATTCAGCGAGATTGCTAGTTATGTTTTCAATAACTATGACTGGCTCGATAGGCTGGATGCCGATGCTGACCGAATCATGCTTGAATACCGTAATAAAGGCGAATTAGGTCGCAAGAAACCCAGCGTTAAGCGTGCTCTATACACGGCATTGGCAATGGGTTTGTAGCCAGAATGGTATAGACGGTTCGAATCCGTCACTGGCTGTTAGTCTGTCAAACACTAAAAAATAGAATATAGATTTTAGTGGCTTTTTTAGGTTTTATTCCAGCCGCAACAGGCGGAGCTGTCATCATCAAAAACATG